TTTATTTTTATTTTTAAACTTCTTTTTTATTTTATCGCTAAAAAATATCACATTTTTTATATTTATTTAAGAAAAATACACTTTCTTAAAAAAATAACCATTTTTTATCAAAAAAACGATAACGAAGTGCCTAAAAAACGATTATAACCCCATTTTTTTCGCGGTTAAGCACCGCATCTAAAAATAAGGGCTGAGGAGGACCCATGAGAATTTTTTACTCTATTACGCCACTATTAAGAGATGGGATTTTTAATTGATGCTTAAAACGCATTTGTAAAAGGTCATAAGCATAGCGATAAGCTCGGCAATTATCGCTCTTTTTTTGGCATAGATATACCCTTTATATTCAGCGGAGATTAAGCCGAAATATATGCCGTATTTGTCGGAGCGATGTTAAATTTTATATATATTTGCATCCATTTTTAAAGAATTCTCTTATCTCATTTAGCTTTTTTGTCTTGATGCCTTTTATTGATAGTAGTTCATCATCGCTTGCTACTTCGATCTCTTTGAGCGATCTATACCCTGCGTTATATAAGGCTCTTGCGCTTGGCATATCTTTTAAAATGCCTTTTATAAACAAACTTATCAAAGTCTCATCATCTAAATTTTTAAAGATATACTCCACCAACTCACTATTTGATAACTCTTTGCCATTTCTTTTGTCTATGGCCTTTATTATCCTTTTTATGTCGTATCGCTTGTTATCTCCGATAAAAAAACCATCATGATAACATTGATAGTTCAAATCGATTTTTATAATTCCCATATTGCTATGGTTATATATTATTTCAAGAGGTAATCCAGTATAAAATTCGTTTTGGTCTAGCGTTATGCCATAGAATGTTCTATCTTCTTTTGGTATATCTTTTTGCCTAAAAGGCATCATATGCCCCTCGATTATGTCTTTATGAATTTCCATGCTATCTAATTTTTTTATAACACCACTATCTTTTATAAATTTTATAAAGTGTTGTTCGCTGATTATCGCAATTTTTATGCCTAGTTTTTTAAGATCTATTGCTTCTTTTATTTTTGTGCCATAGTTGCCATTGACGTAAGCACTGCTAGCTACTTCAGCGGTCACCACATAATCCGTGCTTCTGGTTACTGCCTTAGATGTCTTGCCACCACGCTCTAGTATCATTCTTGCAACTTCCGATCTATCTGCTATTGTAAAAACCCCAGTCAAAACAAAAGTTTTGTCTTTAAATTCAACGTCTGGCGCTGGATCATCCAAAAAACTATCATTTGTCTTTATAATGTTGCCATTTTCGTCATGTGCTGGTCTTTGGTGATTATCCATTTTTTACTCCTTTGCGATGTTATTGTGACTTCCTGCGATAACTATGTTTTGCGAGCCATCGACATTTATATCTATTTTTATATACGCTCCATCTTTTAGCGCTTGTAAAAAATCCTCATTTGTAAAAACAGCCAATATTCCCCCTGCTACCCCATCGCTTATCCTACTTACTTCTTCTCTTCTTATTGCTTCGTATTCCTTTTTGTGGCGTTCTCTCTCGCTTTTGACATTGCTGATATAAATAAATGCAAAAAAAGCAATAACTACAAGGGCCATCCCATATTTGCCAAAAAAATCAATAGCTGCACTCATTTTATCCCTCCGATAATTCTTTCACTTTTTTCAGCTTTTCTATAAAAGAAAGCAACATAGTATTATTCCCATACTCCTCATACAACTTTTCAAATTCTTTATAAAGCGGTGTGTTGAGCTTTTGATTGTGTGGCTCATTGATTTGATTGTCGTTACCTTTTATTGATATATTGCCACTACCTATCGCTACAGCGCCAGTTATTTGCCCCATATCAACTCCTAATATTTTTGATATTTGCATTAGTTTTTTGTAATCCACCCCGTCGCCATCAATCTCATATCTTTGGTATGTTCTAAGCGACACCCCTAGCTTATCCGCTACTTCTTGCTGTGTAAATCCAGTTTGCTTTCTTACTTCTTTTAAATTTATGTCATTTTTTTTCATTTTACGCCTTTTTTTGTCATATTTAAGTTTAATTTAATTGACATATGACAAAAAGTGTCATATAATTCACTCATCAATAAAACAATTATAGCAAAAAGGGTAAAAAATGATGAGAAACAAGACGCCAAACAAAAAGACAAAACAAGAGGTGTAAGATGAAAACACTAGCGCAGCTTATATATGACAAAACGAGATGGACGCTAAAGGCTTATTGCGAGATGAGGGGAATAGCTTATTACGCACTTAGTGGCGGATATGTGAGTAAGGCAAATGCAAAAATACTAGAAAACGATGGTATCGACTGGCGAAGTGCATCAAACGCCAAAGTAGGCGATGGCACGTGTGCAGGCTCTATCTATCTAAATAAAAACAAAGCAAGCTAAAAGGACAACAGATGAGCCAAAAAGATAGAAATATAGGCGAAATTTTAGCCTTTATCGAAGCGATGGCGGCGCTTGGCTATGCGGTCGAGCTGACAAAAGGCGGCAATTTTAGAGGTGCAAAAAACTTGGACGAGAGTTTAAAAGAGCTAAAAGATGAGCGTAAAAGCTCACTTGAAACACTGGATCGACTAACGGATGAGCTTAAAGACGTTTTGAAAAAGGAGAAAGAATGCTAACGCCAAATCTTTTATTCTTATTTATGCTCTGCATTGCAGCTGTGGCATTGATTTATACAAAATAGTTTTTAGTTGGTCGTTGAGACCTAGAAAAAAAATAAAAGGATTGATTTTGAATTTTAGCACTGGGATTGATGCTTATCGTTTCATTTTGTCAAAGTCGAGCTTTTTAAAATTTATGCGCAAGATCGAGCTTAATACGAAGCTTCGCAGCATAAACCGAAACAAAGCTATAACGACTTACGTGAAAGATAAATTTAAAGCCGATAAGCCCTTAATAATGCCAGTTGGCAACGAATTTAAAATCCGATATGTGAGCTTTAAAAAGGGTGTGACGAGCCTTACAAACTCGATGATCGTAATTGAGAATTCAAACGAGCTAAACGACCTATGCAAAAAGCGTAAAAAGCCCTACGGATACTATATTAAAGTAGTATTTGCAGGGCTTTACCAGCCTAGCCGTGAAGTTTTTAAAGAAACTTACAAAGTGCTAAGTAAATTTTTGCGTCGCTTCAAGCCTTACGAGTGGGATTTGGCTCACGATTTTAAGTGCGACGAGCATGCAGGATCAAGCTCAAAAGAGTGGCTTAAAAAGCGCCTTGATCGTTTCGGCGACAAATTTATAAGTTACAAGAGCACCATTTACGCTAACGCTTGCTATGAGCGTTTTTATGGGTTAAAGAAAATTTGCTTTTATGACAAATTCGAGAAGCAAACAAACTACCATCATCAAAAGCTAGATGAGAGCTTAAAAGGGTGGCATAGGCTAGAGCTTACTTTTAAGCTAAAGGATAAATTTATCGACCACGCAGAATATGACCGCTTGGCGGAGTATGTGGCGGTAATGGACGAGATGATCAACCGCTTAACTGGCAACGCTTATCCTTACGGCGTTGATATTGGCGTGCTTGGCGAGCAAGTGGAGTTTATAAAGGATAATCGACGTCATTTATCTTTTACAAAATCCGCATAAAAGGCAGAGTATGTTTAAGACACAAAAAGCGGCATTTGCATTTAGCAAGGATGAGCTAAGAAATTTAGTTGAGGGCTACCCCTCTATAAGACACTTGAGAGAGGCTTACGCGATGAAAGCAGAAAAGACGCTTAAAGTATATGTTGCAAGCCCCTATGATACGGTGCTAAATGCAGGCTTTAGCGTTGGCGACGCCTTTTATTTAGCAGGTAAAGCACAAGATAGGGCTAAGCATATCTTTAGCTCGAAATTTAGCTTTTTTGTGCCAGTTTTAGAATTTGGCGAGCTTGATATAAGCCGCGACGAGGCTATGAAAAAGTGTTTTGGTGAGCTTAAAAAGTGCGATTTTCTCTTTATCGCCGACGTGCTTTATAACGACAAAAGCAAAGGGATAAAAGATGAGTATGAATTCGCAAAAGCTAATCATATATGTGTAGTTTTTGAGAATTTACAGATCAAAGAGCGATTTTTAAAGGGCGAGTGATGAAAATAGAAAAAATAAACTATATGAGCTACAAGGACGCGGCGGCGATGCTAAATTTGAGCATTATAACTATCAAAAAATGGGCGCAAAAGGGCATCATAAAGCGCTACGCCGTAACTGCTAGAAGTGTTTTTGTCGATCGTGATGAGATTTTAGAGCTTATCAAGAGCAAAGGGGCGTAAGATGGACGTTTTAGACCAAGTAGTAGCCGATGACTACGCTATTTATAACGGCGATAGCTGCGAAGTGATAAAGGGCTTTAAAGATGAGAGCGTGCATTATATCATCTACTCGCCGCCATTTGATAGTCTTTATACCTATTCAAACTCGGATCGTGATATGGGTAACTCGGACAAAGGCGAGTTTATGGTGCATTTTGAATTTTTAGCGCGTGAGCTTTTTAGGGTGCTAAAAAGTGGGCGATTGATGAGTTTTCACTGCATGAATTTGCCATATTCTAAATTTAAAGATGGCTATATCGGTATCCGTGATTTTAGAGGCGAGCTTATAAAGCTTTTTGAGAGAGTGGGATTTATCTTTCACTCTGAGGTGTGTATCTGGAAAGATCCAGTTGTAGCACAGCAACGCACTAAAGCACTTGGACTACTGCATAAGCAGATCGTAAAAGATAGTGCGATGTGTAGGCAAGGCATAGCCGACTATCTCGTCACAATGAGAAAGCCAGGCGACAATGCCGAGCCGATAAGTGGCGGCTTTGATCACTACGCAGGAGACGGCGCACCTATAACGGCTAAATTTGACGAGACTAAAGGTAACCTCAACAGAGGCAGCATCGAAGTATGGCAAAGATACGCAAGCCCAGTATGGATGGATATAAATCAGTCTAATACTCTATCACTGAAAGGCAGTAGAGATGACAACGACGAGAAGCATATATGCCCTTTACAGCTTGACGTTATCGAACGTGCCTTGCAGCTTTGGAGCAATGAAAACGACATCGTATTTACTCCGTTTCTTGGTATCGGCTCAGAGGTTTATCAAGCTCTAAAAATGAGACGTAGAGGCATAGGCATCGAGCTTAAGCCGTCTTATTTTAATGTCGCTCGTAAAAATTGCGAACTTGCACTTCGTGAGCGAGGCGAGCAAAGCTTATTTTAGGGGCTAAAAAATGGATGATAAATTTGAGCCATATAGGCAAAAAGCTAAAGACGCTTGTAAAGATGAGATTAAAAAGTATGTCGCTTTAAATAAAGCGCTCTTTTTATCAAGGCTTGGCAAAAAAGAGATGGATTTATTAAGGAGTGATTTTGAGATCACAAGAACCAAGACATTATCGAAACTCATGGCGTCGCTTAGCCTAAAAGAGCATTTTGAGATTAGAGATTTGATAGTTGATGATGGCGAGATTAGATCCTTGCCTGAATTTTTTCAAAGTTGCTTATATTAAGGATAAAAAATGAGTGTTTTGGATTATGAAAGTTTTTTAAGACAAAAAGAGAAAAAGATAAATTTTAAAAGTGTTGATATAAAAAGAGATGATTTGCATAGCGCGCTCTTTGAGTATCAAAAGGATCTAGTGTATTTAGCCCTTAAAAAAGGGCATTTTGCTATTTTTGCCATGACTGGCAGTGGCAAAACAGCCATGCAGGGCGAGTGGGCTTATAGAGTGTGGCAAAAAGAGCATAAGCCAGTACTTATCATCGCTCCTTTAGCGGTCGCTCATCAAAGTATCGATGAGATTAAAGAGCTTTTAGGTTATGAAGTTAAATTTTGTGAGAGCGGTGAGGATGTTATCAACGGCTTAAATATCACAAACTACGAAAAGCTGGATAAATTTAACCTAGATGAGTTTGTAGGCGTTGTACTTGACGAGAGCAGCCGTATAAAAAGCTACACATCAAAGAGCAGAGATATGATCATAGAGGGTTTTAAACACACGCCTTATAAGCTTGCTTGTAGCGCTACGCCGTCGCCAAATGATTACACGGAGCTAGGCAACCATACTGAATTTTTAAACGTGATGAGCCTTAGCGAGATGCTGGCGACTTATTTTATCCACGATGGCAGCGACACATCGAAGTGGATATTAAAAGGTCATGCACAAAAGCCGTTTTGGCGATTTGTAAGCTCTTGGAGCGCGTTTTTTACAAAGCCTAGCGATCTAGGATATAGCTTAGACGATGACGCTAAATTTAAGCTGCCACCGCTAAAAATGCACCATATCGAGGTCGAGCATCAGCCAAAAACTTCACTTTTTGCAACCTCGGCACAAACGCTAAGCGAGAGACGAGAGGCTAAAAAAGAGAGCCTAGAGGATAGATGCGAGGCGGTGGCGAATATCGTAAATAATAGCGATGAAAACTATCTTATATGGTGCGAGCTAAACGACGAGGGTAAATTATTAAAAGAGCTAATAGCTGGCGCAGTCGAGATCAAAGGTAGCGACACGGACGAGTATAAAGCTAAGATGATGAGCGACTTTGCAAATGGCAAGATAAGAGTACTCATCACAAAGCCAAAGATCGCAGGTTTTGGCATGAACTGGCAAAAATACTGCAAAAACGTAATATTTGCAAGTCTTAGCGATAGTTTTGAGGGATTTTTTCAAGCGCTGCGCCGAGTATATAGGTATGGGCAGAAAAAAGAAGTTGATTGCTATATCGTGACAAGCGAGGCAGAGATAAACGTACTCGCAAACATCAAGCGAAAAGAGGATGAATTTTTAAAAATGGTGAGCAGCGTGATCGATGAGACGCGCGCGCTGGTGCTTGATGAGATAAAGCAGATCACGCAAAACAAGACAGAATATAAGCCAAATATCAAAATGGCACTACCTAAATTTTTAAATCAAGCATCATAGAGGAGTTGAAATGTATAAATTTATTGACGGACAAAAGGCAAGGTTTTGGAGTAAATTTTATTATGTTAGCAGTGACGGCTTTATTGTCTCAAAAGTAGGCGGCAAAGTTGTAGATATTGCTTGGATCAAATACGACTTAGGAGCTTAAAATGACTTTCGATGATGCGGTCGCGCTATTTCATTCACGCGACAAAATAGATCGCAAGCTAGACGTTAGGACGTTGCGCCCTAAAAATGAGGTGATAGTAGAATTTAACAAAAAGCTTGATGAGTACTGGCAAAGCGTACTTGATACAAGGCTAAAAGCTAAATTCGCAGATAAAGAGATGCTAGTGCTACAAATTTTAAAAGGGGTAAGGCTCAATGAAGTATCTTAAAATACTTAACCTTTTTGCAGGGCTTGGTGGTAACCGCAAGTATTGGGATGATGTGGCAAGAGAAAAAGGCATAAACATAGAGGTAACAGCCGTTGAGTTTGATCCTGAAATAGCAAAGGCTTATACAAAGCGTTATCCAAACGACAATGTGATAATTGGCGACGCTTGGGATTATGCTGCTAAAAACTACTTAGATTTTGATTTTATATGGGCGTCTCCGCCTTGCCAAACTCATAGTAGGCTAAATACTGGCAACAATTTACGTTGGCAACATACTAGAAAATTGCCTGATTTTAGACTTTATGAGCTTATATCGTATCTTAAGACGTTTTGCAAAAAAGCTTTTGTAGTTGAAAACGTAGTGCCATACTATGAGCCACTTATAAGACCAACCGCCGAGATAGGCAGACATTATTTTTGGGCTAATTTTGATCTATTTTTTTTAAGTAATGATAAATTCAGGATCATAGAGAAAGTTAAAATAGGCGACTTTAAAGACCTCGACTTGAGCGAGTTTAATATAACAAATAAACGCCAGGCTGTAAGAAACGAAGTTGATTACGAGATAGGCAAAAAGATATTTGAAAGGTTTTTAAATGTTTAACAAAGTAATAATAGTTGGCAATTTAACAAGAGATATTGAGCTTAGATACACTCCAAGCGGTGCAGCGATTGGTAAAAGTGCGATCGCCGCTACCCATAAATTTACTATTAATGGCGAGAAAAAAGAGGATACTTGCTTCATTGATATTAGCTTTTTTGGCAAAGGCGCAGAGATCGCCAACCAGTATTTAAGAAAAGGGTCAAAGCTTCTGATCGAAGGACGGCTTAAATTTGAGCAATGGACGGATCAAAACGGACAAAATCGCTCAAAGCACACCATAAGCGTTGAAAGTATGGAGATGCTAGGTAGCAAAG